ACAACAAAAGAACATTTCATTTATAAGCGTTGGTTTGAAGATAGAGGCGTTGCTGCTGGTAGTAATATAACTAAAGATGATACTACCTATATACACACTACATATTTAGATAACTTAGATAACCTTTCAGAAAGCTATATTAAGCAGATAGAGACAATGAAGGTTAGAAGGCCAAACAGATACAAGCATACTATTGAAGGTGCTTGGCTTGATAAAGCTGAGGGAGTTATATTTACTGACTGGAGTATAGGAGAATTTCAACAAGTAGGTAAAATTGTATTTGGCCAAGATTTTGGATTTAACGACCCTACAACATTAGTTAAAACAAGCATAGATAAAGAAAATAAAATAATATATGTTCAGTTATGTTATTATCAAAACAAACTTACAAAAAGTGAAATAGCAGTATTAAATAAAAAGTTTGCAGCAGATAATTTAATAGTAGGTGATTCAGCAGAGCCAAGATTAATAACAGAACTTAGTAGAGATTGTAATGTTGTGCCAGCTATTAAAGGTCAAGGTTCTATAACATTTGGTATTAGTTTACTACAAGATTATGATTTAGTAATTACTGAAGATAGCACAGAATTAATTAAAGAGTTAAATAACTATTGTTGGTTAGAAAAGAAATCACAAACACCAGTAGATAATTTTAATCACGCTATTGATGCGTTGAGGTATGCAGTTAGCTACCAACTACAGAATCCAAACTTAGGAGAATATCACATTTATTAAAAAAAATTTACAGAAGTAGAATAAAAAAAATTAAAAAAAGTTGTAAAAAAGTTTTGTAGTTAAATAATTATACTTATATTTACAATGTAATTAAGAAAAACAAAATGTACACATTAAACTTAAATAAAAAATATAAAGGTTATTATCATAAAAGATTTAACGATATACAGATAATTGTATTAAGAAATGATTTCTCTGGTAATTGGGAAGGTGTTATTCAGAAGTACACACATACTGCAAAAGATGTTGAGGGAACTAAAGTAGAAATGTTTGATAATTTAACTGAGGCTTTTTATGGTAAAACAAAAAAAGAAGTATCATATAGTTTAACAAACTGGATTTTAAATAATCAAGATGTAATTGAAGAATAATGAACTGGAGAGATAAAATACTAAAGACATACAAGAAACACAGAATAAGTATATGGAGCATTGTGAAAATCAAGCTGATGAATTTATGGCATATTACCATAAGTCCATAAACCAACCGTAAAAGCCGTTAAGCTCCATTACTTATATTTAACATAGCCACGCTTAAGCCACCCTTAAGCATTTAGATAAGATAAGAAAAGATAAGATATATAAGAAAAATAAAAAAAAAGTTTAAAAAAGTTTTGTAGTTTATAAATATATTTATATATTAGCATTGTAATTAATTAAAACCAAAACAAAATGAAAAATTTAAACCTTATTGAATTAGTAGAAAAAATGTTATTCTTTTTAAATTTAGGATTAAACAAAGAGTACAACAAAATTAAAAAAACCTTAAAAGAAAAATATCCAGACACAATGGTGTTATCTACTATAAACTACTTAAACGGAGAATACACACAATCTCAAGAGAAAGTTTACAAAGAACTACATAAAGGATTGTAATTAAAATACCAAGAGGCAGCCGATGTATATTAGCGTAAGTCCTCAAATAATTAGAAGCTACTGTAACAGGTAGCTTTTTTTTATTATATTTGATTAAGTGAATTTTAGCCAATGAAATTTACGTTTTGGTTTAAAGTAGGTAGTCGGCACAAGAGCGTTACCTACTTTTTTTTATATTTGTATATAACGATTCACTAATTTAAACGTTTATATATAAATGAAGTTAACTATTAACATACCAGAAACACTTAATGAAGTTACTTTGAAGCAATACCAAAAGTGGTTAAAGATTGCTGATGGTAAAGAACTGGATTCATTTCTACAGCAGAAGATGGTAGAGATATTTTGTAATATACCACTAAAGCAAGTATTACAAATAAAAGCTACTGATATAAACAACATCTGCGAAGAACTCACAAAGCTATTTAATAACGAACCTAAGTTTATAGATAGATTTACTTTAAACGATAAAGAGTTTGGATTTATACCAAAGCTTGATGATATTTCATTTGGTGAATATGTTGATTTAGATACTTACTTAGCAGATTGGGAGCAGATGAATAAAGCAATAGGTGTTTTATATAGACCAATAACCTACAAGAAGAAGAAACAGTATTTAATAGAAGATTATGAAAGTGCTGAAAAGTACGATATGTCAGAAGTTACTTTAGATATTGTATTTGGTTCGCTTGTTTTTTTTACAGTTTAAAGAACGAATTACAGAAAACTATCCTGAATTATTTAGCAACTCAGAAGGAGATAGAGCTGCCTCAGCATCTGCAGGATTCTCTGCTAAATGGGGCTGGTATCAATCTATCTACGGACTTACTAATGGAGACATTCTCAAATACAATGAAATTACCAAATCAAAACTTCACACCTGTTTAATGCACTTAGCATTTGAAAAAGATAAATATGAATTAGAACAACAAATATTAAAAAGAAGCCAACGATGACAAAAGACGATATATTAGAAGAATTAACAGAACGCAATTTATTGATTGAGAATGAACACATAATTCTTGTTGATGGTTTTGAAGAAGCATTTTTAGGTATTACAGCTAATAATCCAATACAAGTAATTTATGATTATTGGATATGTTTAGATTTATTAATACAGCGTGATAATATGGATTTTGATAATGCGATTGATGACTTAGATGAATTTATTAATCAAGATTTAGGAGTACACACACCAAGATATATAAAAGTAGTATGAACAGTTTTTACAATATAATAGATAAAATAAAAGAAGTAATTGTTGCAGAACCATTTAACAACGAAATAACTTTTGGTGATATAGCTGATATTGATTTAAAGAAGCAGAGCTTGTTTCCACTATCTCACGTGATGGTTAATAATAGTACAATAAACAACAACTATGTAACTTTTAACATCACTATCTTCTTTATGGATTTAGTAGATATTAGCAATGAACAAGTAACAGATTTATATAGAGGCAACGACAATAGGCAAGATATATTAAACACTCAGTTAGCATTGGCAACAAGAGTAATACGAGTTTTGCAAAAAAGTGATTTATATAAAGATAAGTTTGAATTAATTAATCCAGCTACTTGTGAACCATTCACAGAGCGTTTCGACAATATGCTTGCTGGTTGGGCAGTTACTTTTGATTGTGGTACTAATGATGAAATGACTTACTGCTAATGAGTGAATTTAGAAAGGCATTAGAGAAATACGCTAAGTATGTTATACAACAGTCAAGGAGCAATCTAACTAAAAAGAAAAACAACGCTTCTAAGCAATTATATAATAGTTTAGAGTATAAAATACAAGGAGATAAGATTTCATTCCTTAGCGAGAAGTATGGCGAGTTTATAGATAAAGGAGTTAAAGGTTCTAAATCAACATATCCTGAAAGCTCAGCAAGTCCATTTAGATACACCACTAAACAACCACCAAGTTCTGTATTTGACAAGTGGAGTATTAGAAAAGGTATTGCGCCAAGAGATAAGCAAGGAAAGTTTGTAAGTAGGCAATCATTAAATTTTTTAATTGCAAGAAGTATTAAAAACAAAGGTATTAGAGCAACATTATTTTTTACTAAACCGTTTGAACGTGGTTTAGATTTATACGGAGATGAAATAGTTGCTGGTTATTTAGAAGATAAATTAGATTTACAATGAGTACAATTATTAGAACAAGAAGCCCATTTTTTATAAGAACACCACAACAAACAAGTAGCAGCTTAAGTTACATTCAAATTAACATAACTGTATTTGGTGGTTTAAGTTCTTCTACTGAAATATGCGATGATTTATATGCTACTTACTCACTACAGAAAAAACCATTAGGAGCTGAGAATAGTGTTTCATTTGATATTAGCGAAATAGTTAATGACCATATAGAGCAAGTATTTACAGGAACTTATTCTGCATCATCTTCTAAAAGTTCTATTTGGGTAACTGTAGCAACTTCTGCAAGAGAATCAGATGGAACTATAATTGGTTCTGTAACATCAAACACTTACTTAGCACAAGAAGGTTATAACAAGTTAAAGA